ATTGGACTTGCAAGAGTTTATGACTTCAAATTAGACTCTGGTTCATATAATGCAGCAAATTCTAACATTAATGAGTGGAATATCTCTTTATATGATATTCAAACTGTTACAGAAATCACTCTGAATGAACCAATCACACTTTCAACACCAACTTTCATCAAAGGTGCTAATAGTGGTGCAACTGCGTTCTTGAAATCTTCAGTTGCTGCTGGAGTTGCTCTGACAGTATACGAAAAAACAGGGGAATTTATCAAAAATGAGTCATTTATCTTTGATGGCATCCCAAATACTAGAGTTGCAACTTCAGTTACTTCATATGGAATGGGTGATGTAAAATCAGTTCATGCAATCACTGGTAGTGCATCAACTATTACATATTTCTCCGCAGACACCATTCAATCTAGTCTTTTCAATGTTGGTGTTGCATCTATTTCCGCTGCTTATTTTGATGGTACTCCTGCAGGTATTACCACTGTAGTAAGTACAAATCCATCTTTCCCTGGTGGAATTAAGGTTGGAAATCTTGTAAGATTTACAAATACAACATCTTCAGATCCAAGTTTTGCTTCTGTTGTGAGTGTTGCTAGCACTTCTATTAATATTGCAGGTTTAACCACTGTAATCGGAGTTAATGAAGGAGCACTGCCAGCATCGCAGTTAAACGTATCCGACTTTACTGTTTTAGCATCTCGTCTTGATGGATCTTTTGATAATTCCTTCTATACAGTAATGCCGAAGGAAAATATTGCTGAAATTGATTTAACTGATGCTTCAATTCGTATTAGAAAGACATTCTCAGTCAATATTGCTAATAACGAACTGACTTCTGTAGTTACTGCAGGAACAAATGAGACTTTTGAACCATTTGATGTTGAAAGATATCAATTAATCAGAAGTGACGGAGCTACTGAAGTATTAACTTCTGATAAATTTGAGTTTACTAATGGAAATACTCAAATTCAGATCAGAAATCTTGGAACTGATAACACTGCAGCAACTCTTGTAGCAACTCTTAAAAAATTAAAACCAAAATCAAAAATTAAGTTAAAAAATAGAGTTACTAGTATCTTAGTAGACAAATCAACCCTGTCTTCTTCGGGTATTGGAAGTACAACTCTGAATGATGGACTTACTTTTGGTAATTATCCATTTGGAACTAGAGTTCAGGACGAAAATATCTCTCTGAATACTCCAGACATCATCAGGGTTCATTCGGTTTATGAATCTGTAGACAATTCTAATCCTTCTGCACCTACAATTCAGTTAAGTGCAATTACTGGGCCTACAGGAAAAACCTCTGATTTAATTATTGGAGAACAACTTGTAGGACAAACCAGTGGGGCAATTGCAATTGTAGCAGAAAGAGTCAGTGATTCTACAATTCAGTTTATTACAAAAAATAGAACCAATTTTTCTGTTGGTGAAGTAATTAATTTCCAGGAATCTAACATAAGAGCAGTTAACGCAAATGTTACTGTTCCTAGTCTGGATATTTCCTCTGGATTTACTTTTGATAATGGACAAAATGTATCTTTCTATGATTATGGTTTTTTAACTAGAAAGAAAACCACTAAAGCACCCACAAGAAAGATCAAAGTTTACTTTGAAACTGGATATTATCAGTCAACCGATGACGGCGATATTACAACCATAGCGTCCTACAATACGTTCGACTATAGAGTTGATATTCCATTTGTAAATGGAAATAGAAATACTGATCTCATTGATATTCGTCCAAGAACTTCCGACTATACAGTTTCTGAAGGTGCAAGATCTCCCCTGGAGTTTAAAGGAAGAACTTTTACTGGATCAGGCAACTCTGCAGCAAATATTTTAGCATCTAATGAGTCTATTGTTACAGATTTCTCTTTCTATCTTGGAAGAATTGATAGAGTTTATTTAACTAAAGACGGAACCATGCAAGTCAAGTATGGTACGCCATCGGAAAATCCTCAAAAACCAGGGCCTGTTTCTGATGCTCTTGAAATTGCAACGATTGAATTACCACCATATCTCTATGACGTTTCTCAAGCATCTTTGAATTTCTTGAATCATAAGAGATATAGAATGGTTGATATTAAGAGGCTTGAAAATAGAATCAAGAATCTTGAATATTACACGTCTCTATCTTTACTTGAAACTAATACTGCTAATTTTTTCATTCCTGATTCATCTGGATTAAACAGATTTAAGTCTGGATTTTTTGTAGATAATTTTAGTTCATTCTTGGTGCAAGAAGAAGGAGTAGAAATTAAGAATAGTATTGATCCAATTAACAAGGAACTTCACCCACAGCACCATACTGACTCAATTGATTTGATTCTAGGCCCTGTAGAAGGTGTTGATCCTACCGCAGATTTACAATTTACTCCTCCAGAAGGAACCAATATTAGTAAAACTGGTGATATTATTACTCTAGATTATACTGAAGTTGAATGGTTAAGCCAAACTTTTGCTACCAGAACTGAAAGTGTCACACCATTCTTGATAAGTTTCTGGAATGGTACTATGGAATTGACTCCTGAAACAGATACTTGGACTGATACTGTAAGACTTGAAGCGCATATTATTGAGACTGAGGGCAATTTTGCTGAAACTTTAGCAACTGCTACTAGAACTTTAAATGTTGATCCACAGACAGGATTTGCACCTACTGTATGGAATGCTTGGGAAACAGAATGGACTGGACAAGAAATTATTGAAACCACGTCAACAAGAGTCATTAGTGGTGGCGGAAATAGAGATATTGTAAGAGGTGGAAGAGGACGAAGAAGGCAGTGGCAGGAAACAGTTACTGATACTGTTGTACAGGATACTTTCAGGGAAACTATAGACACTGGTATTCAAACCAGAAATGGAACCAGAACTGTTGTTACTGAACAGTTTGATAATTCTTCTCTTGGAGATAGAGTTGTCAGCAGAAACTTAATTTCGTTTATGAGATCTAGAAACATTCAGTTTGTTTCTAAGAGAATGAAACCTTCTACTAGGTTATATGCATTCTTTGATGGAGAAGATGTAACCAGATACTGTACTCCAAAACTCTTGGAAATTGTCATGAGTTCTGGAACTTTCCAGGTTGGCGAAACTGTAACTGGAAGAATGATTCCTCCAGGGGCACAAGCTAACGATATTCTGAATACTGATCCAGTAATAACATTTAGAGTTGCTACTTCTAATCACAAAGAAGGCCCATATAATGCTCCTACATCTACATTCAGAGAAAATCCATATGATGGATCAACTTTACCATCAACATATTCATCTACTTCAATAATACTGAATGTTGACACTTTCTCGCTTGCCAACCAACCTGAGGGAACTTTTACAGGATATGTGGCTGCTGACATGTACCTTACTGGACAAACCAGTGGTGCTCAAGCACAAATCTCTAGAGTTAGATTGGTGTCAGACATCAGTGCCACTATAATTGGCAATTTCTTCATTCCAGATCCTAACCAACAAAACAATCCCAGATTTGAAACTGGACAAAGAGTATTCACTCTCGTTAATACTGAAAATAATGATCAAAATGTTGCAACTACAATTGCAGAGGAACCTTTCACTGCAAGTGGAACTTTAGAAACTGTTCAAGAAAATATTATTTCTGTTAGAAATGCCAGAATTGAAAATAGAATAGAATTTGAAGAAAGATCTACCTCAAGAACTACTGGAACTCAGTTAGTTAGAACTGATGCCATTTCAACTCAGCAAAGAAACATTACTGTTACTGAGTGGAGTGATCCACTGGCACAATCATTCTTAGTTGATGATTCGACAGGTATTTTCTTAACGAGTTGTGATATTTTCTTTGCAACTAAGGATGATTTAGACATTCCTGTTACCGTTCAACTTAGAACGATGAACAATGGTGTTCCAACTACGAAAGTTTTACCATTCTCTGAAGTTGTTTTGAGTCCAGATGAGATTAATGTTTCTACAGATGGATCTGTTCCAACTAGAGTTACATTTAAATCCCCAGTATACGTAGAGGGTGGTGTTGATTATTCAATCGCTCTTCTATCTATTTCAACCAAGTATAGTGTTTACATTTCAAGAATTGGTGAGAACGATCTTCTTACAGACGCTTTCATCTCTAATCAACCATATCTTGGATCTCTGTTCAAATCTCAAAATGCTTCGACTTGGGAGCCAAGTCAATGGGAAGATCTTAAGTTTACGTTATACAGAGCGGATTTCGTAGAAAACGGATCTGTTGATTTCTACAATCCAGAACTCTCTAAAGGAAATGGAGAAATCGCTAAGTTGTTGACTAATCCACTTGAGTTTACTTCTAGAACTGTAAGAATTGGAATTGGATCTACACTCCAAGATACAGATTTACAACTGGGTAATACCATTTCTCAACTTGGAACAAATGCGACAGGTGACTATGTTGGAAACGCTGGTATTGCAACTGGAACTCTCCAGGTAATTAATAGCGGTATTGGATATACTCCATCCCAAGATACTCTTTTGTATAGTGGCGTTCCTCTTACAACAATCACGGGTAGTGGTTCAAATGCTAAGGCAAACATTACAATCAACAATGGTGTTGCAGTAGCAGCAACTATTTCTGAATCTGGAACTGGATATGTTGTTGGTGACGTTCTTGGTATTGGCACAATTGGAAATAATTCTCTTGGTTCTGGAGCAAGACTCTCAGTTACTTCAATTTCTGATACTACACAACTTATTCTTGAAAATGTACAAGGTGATTTTGTAATCGCTGGTGCTGCAAATACTGTTCAATTCTTTAATAATTCTGGTATTACAACTGACTTGAATGCTTCTCAAGGCGGTAATGTTCAGATTAATGCTATTGACATTGTTAATGATGGAATGCATTTCATTGTCAATCATAAGAATCATGGAATGTACTTCAGTAATAACTTTGTAACTCTTTCTAATGTTAAATCTGATATTGTTCCAACCAGATTGAGTGTATCTCTTGATGCAACATCAACATCACCAATTCAGATTGATGATCCAACAAACTTCACACAGTTTGAAGGTGTTGGTGTTGGTACAACTAACGCTGGTTATGTTAAGATTGGAGATGAAATCATTTCCTACACGAGTGCTTCTGATGGAACTCTTGGTGGAACAATTACCAGAAGTGTTGATTCTTCAACTAGTAGAATTTATCCTGCTGGAACTGAAGTTTATAAGTATGAAAATAGTGGCATATCTCTAAGAAGAATCAATAAAACCCATAATATGAATGATGTGACTGCATCCGATCCAATCACATTTGATTCCTACAATATTAAGTTGGATATGGGATCAAGTGGAGTTGGAAGATCAACTGGAGATAGTTTCCCCAAACTTTACATCAAAGATACAAAATCCACTGGTGGTTCTGCAGTAAGAGCAACTCAGAATATTCCATTCGAATTGATTACTCCAGTTGTTCAAACAATGTCCGTACAAGGAACTGCAATCAATGCCCAATTGAGAAGCACAACTGCCACAGCACTTAGTGGAAACGAAATTCCATTTGTAAATGCTGGATTTGAAAATGTTACTTTGAATAAAACAAATTATCTTACAACTCCAAGATTAGTCGCATCCAAGATAAATGAGACTAATAAACTTCTCACATTACCTGGCAATAAGTCCATGGGACTGAGAGTTTATTTGAATAGTGCTGATTCTAGAGTAAGTCCTGTTGTTGACACACAACGTGTGAGCACTATTCTTACATCAAATAGAGTTAACAATGTAATCTCTGATTTTGTCACTGATAATAGAGTTAATACGATTCTCGACGATCCTACTGCATTCCAATATTTGTCTAAGGAGATAAATTTAGATAATCCAGCAACTTCTATAAAGATTATTGTTAATGCTCATATTAATACATATTCCAATATTAGAGCATTCTATGCAATCGGTGAAGATGAAAACTTTAATCCAATCTATGTTCCTTTCCCTGGTTACAATAACATCAATGAGAGAGGAAATGTAATTGATCCCGCCAATAATGATGGTTTACCTGATACTTATAATACTCCAATAGACAATTTAGGATTTGATCCTAATGATATCGATTATAGGGAGTATACGTTTACAGCAGATGAACTTCCATCATTTAGAAACTACAGAATCAAACTTATCGCAACATCTACTTCTCAAGTATATGTACCAAGAATGAAAGATCTTAGAGTTATTGCACTTGCTTGATATGAAACATTTAAAAGTTGAAGGACACTCCAATCTTTATAGAGATCCAAAAACAAACTCTATAATTAATAAAAATTCATCACAATATGATAAATATATCACAAAAAGATCTTTAAAAGATAAAGAGAGTCAAAAGTTACAGAATCTTGAGGAAGATGTTGCTAATATGAAATCAGATCTTTCTGAAATAAAAGCACTACTTAGGAGTCTATGTAAATGAACCCAGATTCAATTAGTTTAAAAAATTTAGAAAAAAGTTTTGAATATACTAAATTGGCAAATGAGATAGATAGTTTTGATGATATTGAAACTGTGAGAAATCTCGCAAAGTCATTTGTCAAATTGTACTTTAAGCAACAAGAAACATTATCAGTAATAGGGTTAGATGGCTAATCAAAACGTAACTTATGATGTAGCGGGAGGAGTTCCTTATGCCGTAAATTTAAAAATTTATGGTGGATCTACTTTTAGTGATAAATTTACTATCATTAATCCCGATTCAACTCCTTTTAGATTTGATACTGGTGTAGGATCTACTGCAGGTTTGGCAGTTACTTGGACTGGATCCTCTGCAATGTCAAAAAGCGTTGCTGTTGGTGCTACGTTGGGAGTTACAACTGTTTTTTCTGTTGGATTTACCAGTGCTGCAGGAGGTGTCATGACACTTTCTTTAGGTTCTACTGATACTGCAAATCTGAAACCAGGAAGATATGTATATGAAGTTTTGGTAAGTTCTGGTGCTACGATTTATAATATTATAAACGGAAATGTATTAGTATCTGCTGGTATTGCGTCAGCACTATAAATACTTAGTATAGAGGTAGATGTTTAAATGGCGCAACCAGGTACTAGACAAGAATTAATTGATTATTGCCTGAGAAAACTGGGAGCACCAGTTTTGGAAATTAATGTTGCAGAGGAGCAGATTCAAGATCTGCTTGATGATGCTCTGCAACTTTTTTATGAAAGACATTTTGATGGAGTTCAGCAAACATATTTGAAGTATAGAATTACTGAAGATGATATAAAGAGAGGGCAAGCGCGTCCTCCAGGTGCAAGTGGAAAGGATCAAACGGGTATTACTACCTCAACTGCAGAAACAACTATCGTTGGAACTGCGGCAACTTTCAGTTATCATGAAAACAGCAACTATTTACAAATCCCTCCTTCTGTTATTGGAATCAACAAAGTTTTCCGATATGATGATTCGCGTTCTGCAAGTTTTTCTAACCTTTTTAGTTTCAAATATCAGTTATTCCTAAATGATATCTACTATTGGGGTGGAACTGATTTGTTAACATACTCAATGAGTATGAGTTATCTTGAGACAATCAATTTTCTTTTAAATACGCATAAACAAATTAGATTCAATCAAAGATCTGACAGAATGTATCTGGATGTTGATTGGAGTCAGTTAAAGGAGGGTGACTTCCTAATCATTGATTGTTGGAGAACGGTTGATCCTGTGGATTATCCTAGAGTTTATAATGATTCATTTTTGAAACCATATCTTACTGCACTTATTAAACGTCAGTGGGGACAGAACTTGATGAAGTTTCAGGGTGTCAAACTTCCAGGTGGTGTTGAACTTAATGGAAGACAAATTTATGATGATGGAGAAAAAGATATTGAGAAAATCATGGAGAAGATGTCCAACACCTATGAACTTCCTCCTCTTGACATGATCGGCTAATGGTATTAAATCCTTATTTTTCACAGGGTTCTCAAGGAGAACAAAGTCTTGTTCAAGACTTGATCAACGAGCAGTTGAGGATGTATGGTGTTGAGGTTTATTACATTCCTAGACAATATATAACCCAAAATACCATCATCAGAGAAGTTGTTGAATCTGAATTTAATAACTCATATCCAATTGAGGCATATGTTAATAATTTTGAGGGATATGGAGATAATACACAGTTGCTTTCAAAATTTGGTATTCAGGCAACTAATGAAATTAATTTGATCATTTCTCAAGAAAGATTTAAAGAATATGTCACCCCATTAACTAGAAATCTGCCCAATATTAAACTTGCAACTAGGCCAAAAGAGGGTGATTTGGTATATTTCCCTTTAGGTGAGCGTTTATTTGAAATTAAATTTGTTGAGCACGAAAAACCTTTCTATCAACTTCAGAAGAATTATGTTTATGAATTGAGATGCGAACTCTTCAGATATGAAGATGAAGTTATCGATACTGGTG